GATGCAAGATCAACCGCCGGAACGGGGGCCTGCTGGAGCAGTCGTTTCTCGTTCGGCGTTGGGGATGACGTGAGACGCGCCATCAGAGGATCACCACGCCGCTGCTGTCGTCGAGCGGGTGGTAGACCTCATCCGTCATGCGGCTCTGCGCCAGCGACAGGCTGCGCGGCGGACCGCCCTTGTCCTGCGCGATCGCGAGGTTGACCGCCTGCTCATAGTCCGCGCGCAGATCGAAATAGGGCTGGCCCATGTCCCGCATCAGCCGCCACGTCATGCCCTGGCTGACCAGATCGTCAGGCACGCGCGGCTGGTCGGAATCGGCGAGGAACCGATCGATGACCGTCTTGTCGTTCCAGATCGCCGTGTCCCAGACCGCGACGTCCCAGGCGCCGGCGCTCGTGCTGTCGATCATCGCGCGGGACAGGTATTCGAAATACAGCGTCATCACGCTCGACGGCGTCGGCTGGATGAAGATCTGGTTCTGCTTGATGCGCCAGCGATAGGGCGCCGTGCTGACCGCAACGCCCGCCTCTTCCGCGCGCCAGTTGTACGGGTTCGTCGGACCCATGAACCACATCGGGTTGCCGTTGATGAAGTTGGCGCCGGGGATCAGCGCGTCATAGGAGGACGGGAGATCGTAGTATTGCGTTCCGCTCGCCGTCGTGACGGTGCCGGCGACCTGCTGACAGCCCCAGCCGTCGTTGTTGGCCGCCATCCGCCGGATCTCCCGGATGGTGTCGTTGGCGGCCACGAGGATCTGGCGCGCGACCTTCTCGTTGTTCGAGACGATGGTCGCGGGAACGGGCAGCTTCGCCCGAATGGCCGCTTCTTCGGCCAGGGAGAGAAGTGTCCGTTCCGCCATGGGATCAGCTTGCCTGCTTCAGGATTTCCTGCGCCGGGTCCCAGACGCCGTCGCCGTCAGCGAACGGGTTGTCGTCGCTGTCCGGAGCGGCGGCGCTCGGCGTGAAGTCTTCCTCGGCCACAGCGTTCGGGCTGCGCGCCTCGACGCCGCCACCAGCTTTCGCGCCTTTGCGACGGCCACCACGCTTCCCGCGCGTTTTAGGCGCTGCCTCGTCCTCTTCCTCATCATCGTCGCTGCCCCGGATCGCCTGAAGAGCCATCTTCGCCGCTTTCAGCTCACTCTGATCGGCCTCACGCTGCTTGCGAAGTGCGGCGAGTTCGGCTTCGAGGTTGGTCAGGCGGGCGGCGTCGAGGATGTCGCTCTTCGAGCCTTCCTTGTCGGCGAGCCACTTCTTGGCGCGGGTCACCAGCTCACGGGCGCCCATGCCCAGAGAACTGATCTTCGCATCATCGAGCGCCGCAAGCTGTTCGATCGCGGTCACGTTGTAGAGGTGGAGAAGCTGCACCTGCGATTGCTGGATCGCGGGAAGCTCCTCGATCGGGGTTCCCTCGACGGCGTAGGACTGGCCCTCTTTCCAGAGCCGATACGCCTTCGGAAAGCGCTCCGTGCGATCCTTCTCCTGCACCCGGCGCCGCACGACCTGGCTGTTGTCGCCCACGGTGACGATCTCGATGCACTCGACGTTGACGTATGCCGGCGTCCCGTCTTTTTCCGTGTCCTGGACGCGGTCGCCGCTTTCGAGCCGCTTCATCTTGGGCTCGCGCTCGTAATAGAACTTGGGGAGAAGACCGCGTTGATGCCCGAACAGGTTGCTGGCGCTCAGGTCTTCGGCTGTTGCGTTGATCATGAAGCCCTCTTGGAATGGAGAAGAGGCCGCGCAACAAAAGCCGCGCGGCCTCAGTCAGTTCATCACACCGGCGTCGGGCTGACGCTGTCGATCTTCGGATAGGCGATCATGCACTTGGTCGTGGTCGTGTTGTACACGCTCGCCGTGGCGACATCAGCCTCCACGGAGAAGGCGTTCGACACCAGTTCGCCCGTAGCCGCAGCGTCATCAACGCCGCCAGGGTTGGACGCGTCGACGTAGAGCGCGGCGCCGGCAGCGACGTCATCCGAGTGGATGCGGACCTGGCCCTTGACGATGAACCAGCAACCGGAGCCGGAGGTAATCGTCGCGGTGATCCCGCCGTTGCCGACCGCCACGCCGCAGCACCCGATGTTGCCGGTGTCGACCGCCGTGGCGACGTAGTCCTCCGCGAACACGCAGAGCGCGCCAGCGAAAAGCTCTTCGCCAGCGGTCCCCCAGACAACCTCGACCTCGGAGTTGCAGTCCTCGTTCCACGCCTTGGCCGTCATGCCGTAGCGCGTGTAGATGCCCTCCAGATCTGCGGCGAGCACTTCCTGATGATAGGACGGGAACGCCTCGGGAGAGGTGATGTAGCCCTGATTGAGCTTCGTGATAGCCATTGTCGTCGCTCCCTTACGTCATCCGGCCCATCAGTTTGCGGTTCGTGCAGATGACGTTGCCCATGCCGGCAACGATCCGCGTCTCCGCATCCTGATTGAGCGAGCGTTTCGGACCCTCGAGAACCACGTTGTTGCGGTTCCGATGGATGCAGAACTTCAGGTATTCGCAGTTGATGAAGTACATGCCGGCCGGGGCGTCGCCGCCGATGCCGCCGTCGTAGATCACCGGCGCGTTCTGGAACATGAGGTTGTTCCTGAAGCCCGCTTCCGCCATCTCCCGGTCCATGTAGCGGGCCTGCTGCTGCAAGCTCTCCGAATATGCCTGGAAGAAGGTGTTGTCGGCCACGATCAGGTCGGGCTGATCATTGCCGCGCGAACACGACAGGTAGAGCGCCAGCATCTCACGATAGGCGTTCACTCGATCGAGCGACGTCGACGTGTTCCGCTGGTTGTCCCACCAGGTGTAGGTGCCGCTGTTGATGCTGCCGACCGTGCCGCCGGCTGCGTCCGCGATCCATGCCTGCAGGCCGGTGACCTGAAGACCGCCCGAGCCGGTGCCGTCCGAGTAGACAGCCTCGCTGAGCTGGTTCGCGAGCGTGCGTTCGGCGTTCTTGATCCTCGCGCCGAGGATCTTGAACACCTGCTCTTCGCCCATGTTCTTGAGTATTTCGGCGCCCGAGATCGTCACGCCGACGGCCCACTGTTTCCAGTCGACCTTGACGCTGTCGATCACTTCCTGCGGCGAGATCGCCAGCCGGTCATAACCGCTGTAGAATTGGAAGTTCGGGTTCTCGATGTAGTCGATCGGTGACGTGATTTCCGTACCGCCACCAACCAGCTCCATATGCTTCTTCTTGCGAAGACGCGTGTACAGCGCGTTGTTGTTCGTGACGGCATCGGCAATCGGCTTGCGGCGATGCCGCAACGTCGCCGAGATCAACTCTCCCATATCGGAGTTCGGCGTCGCCATTTCTTAGCCTCCAGAGCCAATGACACTGAAGCGCGACGCCGAACCGAAATCATGGGGCTATTGGATGTCCCCGCGAGCAATCCCTGCTACCAGTTCGTGGATAGGCAGGTCGGACGGCGTTGCGCCATTTGTCCGGGCTCCTGGGGCCGGGGTCGAAGCGGTTCGCGAAGCTCTTGCCGCCTTTTGAATCCGCTCGACTCCTTCGCGGGCCTTCGCCTGACCTTGGTCACGCGCATTCGCCGCTTGGATCTTTGCGTATTCAGCCGGCCCGAGTTCGGGATCTGCTTGAACCGCCAACAGGTATAGCCTGTCGAGTTCCTTATGTAAATTGTTCAGGTCGTGAGTTCTACCAGCCTGTCGCTCCATTGCCATGGCGGCCTGAATAGACGGCGCGACCTTCTCGAAATGAGGGCGCAGCAACTGGCCGTCCGCGCCCTTTTCCTGCGCGAAACTCTCGATCTTGGTCACCACGGCGCGATTCCTGGCCTGCAGCTCGACTTCGGTCGGCTGCGTCGGGTCGAACTTCGGAGCCTCGGGCGCCGCGGGCTTGGCCTCCGCCTTCGCCGCCGGCTTCTCTTCGTCATCGTCCGCCCACGGATCCCAGTCGTCATCGTCCGGCGACTTGGCCTTGTTCAGCCCGAACACCTCGGCCGGGTCCTGATTCATGCGTTCGGCGACATAGCGGAGGTAGCCGGCCGGATCGGTGTGCGCCATGTGATCGAGCCGCGCCAGGCTAGCCATGTATTCCGGCACCAGTTCGGGCGTCAGGTTGATCCCCCGCGCCTTGTAGGGCTCGCTGTAGGTCGCAAGCAGGTCCTGCATCGCCGTGTCCACGGTGACGGCGCGCTGGATCTGCGCAGCCTTCTCAGCCGACAGAGACGACAGAGCCTTTGCGTCCTCTTCGCCGAAGCCGGACGCCGTCCAGTCGAACGCAGGCGTCTCGTCAGCCGGCTTTTCCTCGGCTTCGGGCTTTGCTTCGGCCTTGGCCTCTTCAGCGGGCGCCTCTTCTTCGGCCGGCTCGTCGTCGTGCTGCTCAGCCTTGGCGTCGACGTCGATCTTTCCGTCTCGAACATCCTGTTCAGAGACGCGAGTATCCTCGACAAGCGGATCAGCCGGTTCCGAAAAGTTGTCCGCGTCTTCCGGCGCTTCGGTCGAGAACCCGGTCTCTTTCGCTGCGGCGGAAAGCGCGGAGAAGATCTCATTCTGTTCGGCCTCGAGGCCGCCAATCTCATCGTTCATTGCCGAAGTCCTTGTATTGCATGGCCGCAAACGCGTGCAGCAGGGCCTCGCCCAGCGCGCCGCGCGCCTTCTGGCGGGATGCCTGGGCCGCGTTGTTCGGGCGTTCTCGATCGGGCCGGTTCCAGCCGATGGCCTCGTCCAGAGCTTCGAGCGCTGCTTCGCAGTGCATGCCGAGCTCCGACATCGCCGGTTGCTGATCCAGACCAGGCACAAGCAGGCCCGCCGGCGCCGGGCGCGTCTTGGTCTGGAACTCCATTACGCGAACCCGCCGCTGCGCAGGCTGCGATCCAACTCCATCCATCGCAGATCATCCTCCTCGTCCGAGTCCGCAGTCGGGTGGTTGCGGTAGTAGCCCTGCTCGACCTTCTGCTTTGCGATCCGCAGGTCTTCCTCGATCTCGCGATCCGAAGGGCCGTCGTAGGCGGTCGGGCGTTCCTTGCTGAAATCCACGTCGCCGGCCTCGATCACGTCATGCGCCTTGATATGCTCGCGCCGGGCGGCCCTGCCGCTGATCACCTCGCCCGTGAGCGGGCTGACGAAGGGGTCGCTGTCGCGCATGATGGTGATCTTCTGGGACGGCGCCGCGCGGTTCTTGCGCTTCCAGCGGTCCTGCTCGTCAGCGGTGAGCGTGTCCCAATGGACGCTGGCGCCGGTGTCCGGGTGCGAGACATAGAGGCCCGTCGGCGCGCCGTAGACGCGGCGGGGAATGCGGCCGTGCTCCGCGATGAAGGCCGGGACGTCCTCGTAGGCGATCAGCTCAATCGTCATCGTCTTCCACCCCCATGTCTCGCAGAGTGTCCTTGATGCTCTTGCCGCCGGTGATGCTGTCGGCGTTCGGGAGTTCGATGTTCACGACGGGCGGGCGCGGCGAAAGGCCAATCGAAGCGCGCTCATCGTCCGTAAGCTCGCTCTCTGTCTTGCCCTTGATGGGAGGCTTGCCTGCCGGGAGCGCCCAGACGCGATACTCCCAATCCTGCACCTCCACATCCCGCGCGCCCTCGATCACATGCGTTCCCGGCGCCCGGCCCTCGGCCAGCTCCTTGCGGTACCAGCGGATGGCGTTGAAGACGTCGACGGGGCGGAGGCTGTAGCAGGCCAGCGAAAACGACGGCGTGCAGGCGACCGCAGAGTTCACGTCGTCCCGAATGACATCGATAGACGAGACGCGCACATAGGCTGCCTGCCCGTCTGATGCAGAGCCCAGCCACAGCTCGTCGCCGTTCATCTCAAGCCATGCCTTGGTCATGCTGCCTCCTTGGACGCCGCGCGGTCCTTCTCGCGCTCGGCAAACTCTTCACGCCGCTGCATGTCCGTCTGAGCGTCCGTGCGGCCCTGCTTGGTCTCCTCGCGCTCGTGCTCGCGGCCGTCGACCTCGTCCTCGCGGGCGGCCTCGTCCTCGGCGCGCGCCGCTTCCGCCTTCAGATCGATGCCCTTCATCGCGAATTCGTGCTTGCGGTCCTTCTCGCGCTCGACGCTGTCCTGTCCGAGCTTCGCGGCCTGCAGTTCCTTGTCGATCTCGCCCTTGATCTTGGCCAGCTCGATCTGAACCTCTTCCGGGCTCGGCCCCTGGTTCTGCTGCGGCGCCTCGTCCGGCAGATCCTCGATCATGTATTCCAGCATGCGGGCCTTCCTGAACCCGCGGATGCCGAACAAAAGCAGCGCCTTGATGCTCGCCATGTCCATCATGCCGCTCTGCACCATCGGCGCGAGGGTCTGGGCGAAGCCGGCGAAGGCGGTCAGGAACTGAACGCGGGCCTCGCGGTCCTCCTGCTCGTCCTCGAGGATCGTGCTGTCCGTCTCGATGCTCACGCTGTAGGCGCGCATGAGATCCGAACGCAGGCGCTGCATGACCGTCTCCCACGAAGCGCCCTTGTCCTCGAACGACGGGTCTACCGGCGCCGGCTGGCCGTCCGGGCCGGGGATCATGGCGCTGCGAAGCTGCCGCTCCTGCTCGGTCCACGGGAGATCGATCTGCGTGATGCCGGCGATGGTCGTCTCGTCCATGTGCTCGACGGCCATCTCGATCATGATGCGGATGGTGTCGCGGCAGAACAGGGCCATGCGGCGCTGCTTCTCCGCCGTTCTCAGGCCCGCATACCGGCCCTTGATGCGCTGGGCCGTCGCTGTCTCGTTCGGGTCGCCCTGGCCGCGCATGATGTCGGAGACGCCGCTGATCTCGAAAAGCTGCTGCTTCTTCTGCTCGATCAGCAGCATGAACTGCTGGGCGGCGGCGACGAACTGCTCGATCGGGAACCACTGGACGAAGGTGCGCATGCCTCCGCCCTTCTCGAACGCCGCCATGTCCGGGACCGCGACCATCTTCGGCTTGGAGCGATCGCCCTCCAGCGCCCGGTCAAGCAGCGCGTTCTGGTTGCCAGGATAGAATCCGACCACGTTCAGCGCCCGCAGCACGCCGTTGAGCTTCTTCGTCGCCAGATCGATGCTGTCGATGTGCTGGGCGTAGTAGGCCAGATCCGGGCGCGGCGTCATGGTCTCGCCCTTGGTCGACGCCAGAAGCGGGCGCGGGCAGTCCCAGAAGTCCTCGTTGTCGTAGGGATCCTCTTCCTCCTTGAGGAAGCCGGCCGAATAGCCTGCGCTCCACCACATCACCTTGCGGGTCTTGCGGTGCCAGATCTCCCAGACCACGGCGCGCGGGCGGGTGTCGCCGTTGAGCGGCTTGCCCTCGTTCTCGGCGTCGCTCCACTGGTTCTCGTCGCCGCCCTTCGCCGGCTCTTCCGGGCCCTGGGCTGAGACAGGATAGGCCAGTTGCGTCGCGATCTCCTCGCCGAAGCGCTCTTCAGCGTCCTCGTAGGCCATGTAATGGCGGTAGGCGATCCAGCGGACGGCCTGCCAGCTCGAGGCCGGCGAGATCAGGACGTCGCGCCACGGCCAGTAGATCGGATAGACCGTCTCGCTCTCGATCGTCGGGCTTGAGACCATCTGCCCGGTCTGAGGATCAAGCTCCTGCTTCTCGCCGAACGTCGCCTCGTAGACCACGCGAGCCATGCCTCGGCCCGGAACGGTCCAATCGTCGCGCGCCTGCTGCATCGTGTAGTCGTAATCGGTGCGGTCGATGAGATACTGCGCCACGCGCTGGGCGACCTCGGCGACGTATTTGTCGACCGGATCTTTCTCCCCCTCGCCCCCGAAGCGGCGCCGGACGATCGGCTGCGGCGGCTGGCTGTAGAGAACCGGGCGGACGGTATCGATCGTGCTGTGAGCCAGATGCGTGTCGTCGTTGATGACCTCGCCGGACGCATGAGCGTTGAGAATGGCCTGCTCGGCGCCGTAGTAGCGCGATTCCGCGGCCTCGGCCTCCTTGCGCCAGCGCTCCTCGACCTTCTGGGCTGCGGAGATCTCGCCGGCCCAGAACTTCCACTTCTTGTCCGGTTCGGCCTTGGAGACCTCTTCAGCCGTCGGCGGGCGTGTGCCTGCGGTGACGCCGAAGACCGGGTCTGTTTCGACGCCGTTGATCGGCGCGTAGGGATTAGCCATCGGTCGCCCTCACCAGCTTCACGCCGTGGATCAGCCAGGTCCCGCCGCCCTCGATGCGCGTCTCTTTCCGATAATCGATGCTCTCGGCCATCTGGCGCTCGATGTGTGCCGTCAGGCGATCGTAGAGCGGCGCCGGAACCTCGTGGGTCGCGATCTCCCAGTCGCCATGAAGCGCCGCGTAGACCTCGGCGCAGCGGCCGATGATGCGGTCGAACTCCAGCTCAAGAGCGTGATCGATGTCAGGCATTGCCCCTCACTCCCCCGAGACGCCACGCCTCGCGCCAGTAGACGTCTTCCATGTTCTCGCCGCGGGCCGACGCCTCCTGCGCCTCGCGAACCGCTGCCTGATAGAGCTCGCGAAGGCGCCCAGAGCCGAAGAAGTCGACGAGCACGCCCCATTCCCAAGTGCGTTCCTGCACGTCCCCGCTGTTGGCGCGGCTCAGAACGACAGCCCAGATCGCAGCGCGAGACAGGCGATGGTTGTAGAAGGCGGTCGTGGTGATCACAGCGTCGCCTCATGCTCTCTGAACAGCGATTCCAGCGAGCCCGGCGGGATCTTCTCCTCCGGCTTGGGCTCCTGACCGCTGATGATTTCGCCCAGCAGCCGCGCGAACAGCGATTGCGCGTCGACCATGTCGTCATGGCGCCCGGCCGGGAACTTCAGCATCTCGTTTTTCAGGTCATCGACGCTCGCGAACTGATGGCCCGCCTTCCTCCACCAGCTTTTCGCCGGCAGCGCCTCGATCGAGCGCGGCAGATACCACTTGCCCTGCGCCATCCAGCCGATGAGCGTCTGGCCGTTCTGTGCTGCGAACTCACCGGCGCGCGCCGTCTTCTTCTGTTTCGACGTCATCTGGCGCCGGGCGAAGAACACGCGCTCGTCCATCATCTTGCGGCGGATGATCGGGTCCATGCTCGAGAGGATCTGGCCGCTTTCCTCGCCCCAGATCAGCGGTTTCCAGTCCCGCGCCAGGTCAATCAGAGCGCCGACCCACACGTCAGACGTCTTTCGCTGCCGCCACAGGTCCAGAACGTAGACGTTCCAGTCCGGATCGACGCCAAACACCATGTGAACCGTGTAATCCGGGTCCGATGAGTCGCGCCCGGCCTCGGTCACCGCGTAATCGCTCGCGCCGTAGATGGTCAGCGTGTCGAGAGCGGGCGCCTTGTCGTACCAGCGGAACCATTCCGCCTTGAGCAGGACGCCGTCCTCCGGCGCCGGGCGCTGCTGGTACAGGCTCGACCACGTCCGGCCGCCGCGAAGCTCCGCCTTGTGGTGCGCCGAGCCGTCGCCGAAGCGCTCGGGCCAGAGCCATTCGCCCTTCTGGCGGCGAAGCAGGTCGTTCTCATGCTCAGCCCGCGCCGGCAGCGAGCACACGACCCATTTCTCGCCGGCGAACATGCGGCTTTCGAACACGCCAGGCTGGCCGGCATAGTCGAGAGGCAGGTGGCGCCCCGCCAGATCGTCTTCCGACCAGCGCGTCATGATCAGGATCTCGATCGGAGGCTTGCCGTCGGCCCAGGGCTCTAGGCGGGAGCGCAGGCCGCGCTCGTATTCCTGCCATTGCTTGTCCCGGATGATCTGGCTGTCAGCGTCCTCGGCGTTGGTCAGCGGGTCATCGACAATCAGGATGTTCGCCGGGCGCCCGGTCGGCCCCCCCTGCATCGATGTGCCGAAGTATTTTCCGCCCGCCGTGGTCGTCCAGTCGCGCCGCGCCGAGCGATCGGCCGCCGATTTGATCGGCCAGGGGTAGAACTCGCTGTCGAGAAGCTTGCGCGTCTCGTAGCCCACCTCGTCCGCCAGCCCGCCAGTGTGCGTGACGTGGACGATCTTGGTCTTGGGGCGCAGGCCCAGAGCCCAAGCCATGAAATAGCGGCTGTAGGTGCTCTTCGCGTGCCGGGGAGGCACGAAGATCATCAGCTTGTCGAAGTCGCCCCGCCACAGCGCCATGAAGAACTTGGCGATGACCCTGTGGTGATCCGCTGGCCACTCGCTCGGCGCCATGAGCTGCGCGAAGTCCAGAAGATCCTCGCGCGCGCCGGCCGCCCGGTAGGCGTCGATGAGGGACAGGTCGTCAAGCATGGAGACGCTTCTTCCCCCATGCATCGATACTGCGGGCGATCACGGCGAACTGCGCGTCGGACCCCTCCTTGAAATCGCCGAGGCGAACGGGATCGATATCCAGCCGCCTACCGCAGTGACACGAGAGCACGAAGCCATGAGGCGGCTCATTGAGAACAGCCACGCCGCCAGACCCGCAGAACCGGCACACCATGCGCTTCTCGTTGTTGCGGACGACGGACGAGATCAACGCGTGACAATCGCTCCAGCGCATATCAACCCGCCTTCCGGGGCATCTTGACCACGTTGGTCCGCGCGCTCGGGCGCAGAACCTTCGGATCAAGGCCGCGGCGCTTCAGTTCAGCCTCAAGCTCCGAGCTCGATGCGTCGCTGGGCGCGTTGCGGTTGGTGTTGTCGTTCTTCACGACCGAGGAATCGACGACCAGATCGTAGCTGGGGGCCAGCGCCTTGATGGCCTGAATAGCTGCGCTGGGGTTGGCTTCCAACTGGGCGTATTTCCACAGAAGATCAACGAGAAGCTGCTTGCTGCCCTGCATGCCTTCGAGCGCTGCTTTCTCCTCGCGACTAGACAAATCGCGCACGGCTGTACGAACCTTATCATGCTTTAGAAGCCGGTGACCGGTGACGTGCGCAGAGCCTTCCGCATAGCCCGCTCTCAGCGCGGCTTGCGTCGCGTTTCGGTCCTTCATGTACTCGACAACGAAGGCGCGATGCTTGGGGGAGAGGCCGTCGAGAGGGTCAGTCATGACGCGTCGCTCCACTCCCTGGCCCAGGCCCGATATTTCTCGTCCCATTCGGCGCCGTGCTCTTTGCGCCATGCGAGATAGTCGGGGCAGCTGGTGTAATGGTCTTCGAACGGGTGGTGGGGGCCGGGGTAGAGCAGGCCGCCAGACATGACCCGATAGCCGCTGTAGAAACGGCGGGTGCTGCAATACGGGCAGCCGTGGGAGTTATCGAGAAGCGCTTCGATGTCTTCGCTGTTGTCGGCGCTCATGGGGGCCTCCTTGATCAGTAGACCTCGAGATGAACGCGACAGGCTTCGGCTGCGGTCGCCGGATATCGGCGCGCCGTGGCGATGACCACGTCGGCGGCGTTGATCGTGATCGTCTGATCCGAGATGCCGTCATACTCGATGTCATAGGCATAGGAGCTGTCGGCGGACGGCGTGATGGTGACGGTGAGAGCGAGCTTGCCGCGCTGCTCCGTGGTGCCCTTCACCAGGATGCGGGCGTTCGTCTCGGTCGTGGATGTCACCGTGCCCGTGAGCGTGCCGCCCGTGTAAGGGCTGAATTGCACGTTTGTCGCCATGTCTCTACCCCAACACCAATGGTTAAGGGGAGTTTACCATGGTCGCGAATCACTGCGCAAGCGGAGAGACTACTTTGTCAAGCGGCGGGCTTTACTCGGCGCGCGACCGGGCCGTAGGGCGGGAGACCGTGGAGAAGCGCCGACATCGCGAGGCGAATATGGCGCGGGATCTTCGCGTCCGGGTCCGTCTCGTACTTGTTCCAGGTCGTGTTGCTCATGTCGAGAAGCGTCGCCGCCTCGAGCTGCGTGATCTTCCTGCGATCGGGGCGCAATTTGGCGCCCATCATTCTCCGCCACTCGACCAGATCAGACACATTGACCTCCGTTAACCTCTCGTTAACACATAGCATAGGCCAATAATGCACGCAATGCCCTTGACAATCGTTTAGATCTGGATTATATTAACATCATCAACAAGGGAGAACCGAGATGACCAAGACATCCGTTGTGAACGCCGCCGGTCAAGAGATCGACTTCGAAGCCGCCACCGCCCTGATGGACAGCGACCTTCGCGAGAAGATCCACCTCGATGGCGACTTCGACGAAGGCGACAGCCAGAAGTTCATCGAACTCTACGCCGCCGCCCACGTCGAGAAATTCGGAGAAGACTTCGCCCCGTACCACGGCGGCGCATGGTGAACCCCCTGAGCCCCGCCAGCGGCAACGCTGAGCGGGGTTTCCTTTTTATGGGAGCCTGAGAAAAGGGAGAACCGAGATGGCTAAAGTTCTGCACGTCACCGTCATGGGTCCGAAAGAGGACGAGGTCCACCTGACCGAAGCCGCGAAGATCTTTCACCCTGACAGCGTTCTGTTCGAGGCGGCCGCCGAGATCGGACTGGCCATGGAAGAATGGGACGACGACAGCGAAGACGACGTCAGCGTCTACGACGTCACCCAGAACGGCATCGAAGAGCGTTTTCTTGATGCGGTAACGCTGGAGATGCGAAAGGCGAAAGCCTGAACTCAACCCCGCCCTAACCGGCGGGGTTTTTTCTTTGTCCCTTACTTCATCCCTATTGACTTTCGTGCAGATCTGCATTATTTTAACCAAATCATCAACGGAAAGGACCACAGCGATGCGTGTTTTTCTTATCGACGACGTGACGCCGGCCGAGCTGGCGGAGGTGAAGGCGCAGATGGATCTGGCAGAGGTTGTCGGAAACATGGAGGACCAGAACGCAGCCGAGGCGGTTTCGCAGCTCGCGAGCCTGCACCGGCTCCAGGAGAAGAAGGGACAGGTCGTCCCGTCGCTCCGGGGGTTCCTGCAGCAACTGGCCGGAGCCAAGCCTCGGACCAACGGCAAGGCCGCTGACACGAAGTCGAGCTGATGACGGGAGCCGTCGGGGGAAACCTCGGCGGCTTTCCCTTTTTATAGAAGGTCATGAAAGGGAGAAACGAGATGACTGACTTCAAAGCCGGACAGACGATCTGCATCGAAACCGACGACATGTTCTTCGAGGGCGTCCTTCTCGAAGACGCGGATGGAGACGATGACCTGAAGATCGACGACGTCGACATGGGGCCGATCACGGTCCACGGCTGGATGGCCAGCCACGTCTACGTGGCCAACTGAACAACGCCCCGCCAGCCGAAAGGTTGAGCGGGGTTTCCTTTTTATAGAGGCATCTCAACAAGGGAGACACCGATGCTCAACCTTCTGAAGCGCAAGCAACTGCCGAGCCTGACGGATGACCAAGTGAAGGACGTTCTGAACCAACTCGCCGACGCCACGTGGCCGATCGCCACTGCGACGTACCGGGGAGCGACCGACGAGCACCGCCGCGAGGCCATCCAGAACGCCATCGACATCCTCGCGAGCGCCAGACTGATCGAGAAAGCCTGATCGAACCCCGTCAGCCCCGTGCTGGCGGGGTTTTTCTTTGCGAAAGGACCAACCCCATGGGACTGCTTCCCGTTCTCCGCCCGACCGAATCCAACCAGAAAGGCGAGGTCATCGGCTTCTGGCTCGAAGACCCCGGCTTTGTGGAGACCAAAACCTACGGCGACCAGCTGCTCGAGGCGTT